ATTATCAATACAAATTCACCTATCAATGGAACTTGATAATTATGTTGGTTGATAGGTTGATAGAATTGGCAACTGTCTGCAGGTTTTCCAGTATCACCTGGAACTATTCGTACCTGAGCACAACCAATTGTAAATCCACTTTCAGGATCAAAACTAGGATGATCTGAGTCGAGTATTACATCTATTACTTCACCTGACGATAACGTGTAGTCTACAGTCTGTGAACTTGTAAATCTGTTGATACTGTTTAATGCTAGATCAAGAGGATTGTAAGCCATCTTTGTCCTCTATTTCCTGAGCTGCAAGAATCAATTGCTTCTTTTCGTCTTCGGTTAGTAATTCACCGGTTGATTCTGTTGTTGAATTTCTAGCAACAGCGCGCTGGACTATAGCCGCCATCTTGACTAGTTGTTCGTCATTCTTTACACTGATGTCCATGTATTCTGCTATTAAAGGAACAAGTATAGTTGCATCACCGATGTTCTTAATCATAGGTTGTAGTTCAGATATAAGTTTAGTGATCTGGCGTTCTTTACGCTTTGATGCAGTATATATGTCGCTTAGTATATCAGAAAAAGATTTACCATCAAAAATATCGTCTTCTGTAATTGCCATATAAAGTCTCCTTATAGATAAATATCAGGCAAATTTCCCGGTCTTATAAATATCGTATAGTCTAACGTATTCAGATTTTATATTGTTGATGACGCGAGTAATAAACTGAGTTTCAGACTTAGTCATTTCACGTATCAAAAGATATAGAGATTTTTTATTAAACTTCTCTATATTGTAGCGTGTTTTGAAAAGATGTAGTACAGCATAGGCTATAGCCTGATCTCTGGGATTCTTATGATATGTTTCTACTTTAGAATTGTAATAGTCAATAAAGATATCCATAAAATCCTTTAGGCCTTCCTGATAGTCTGTATAGTGTTCCTCATTTATAAGATCTCTGTTTGTATCTACTACTGTTAATGCGGTTTTTTGCGTTAGACGTTTGTAGGCTTTATTGTTATTTTGAATTAGATAATTTTTAGCAACAATACTAAAGTATGAAAATGCTACGCCTTTTTCTCTGGTATATAAATGAAGTTTTTCTAAAAGAAAAGTTACTACTTCATATTTGATATCAGAAGGAGAACCGTCCATGTAGTAAAACTTAAAACGGTTTATTATGTTTTCAGATAGTTTCCAAAGTGGTCTATGAATATGTTCATTGTATATTCGGTTCCTTAAGACTTCAGATGTCTCCTTGTTGTACGCACAGATAGCCGCTTCGTTTACAGAAGTAAAATAATATCTAGTAGATTTTCGTACTTTACTATTGAATTCTTCTTGAAGTCTAGGTAGATCTTCATAAAATTGTTTTACTGGACTCATATAGACTCATTCAAGTCTGATATAGTAGACTTTATAGTTTTGAACGCTGCACCAATTTCGTCATCTGATTCAAATGAACCCTTGATGTCAGCTTCATTAATAATTGAATAGGTGTGTTTTATGTTCTTAGTAAGTTTAACATTATGTGTTAGAAGTGCATCATATTGTTCTTCAAGTAATTCTGAATTCTTAAGTAAATTAACAATACCGTAAATTGATATCGATAACGCTACTAATAATACTATCGATATTATTGATAATAATATAATCATGAGTCTCCAAATAAATTTTTAAATACATCCTTGGCCGAATCATTAGCCATTGAAACTTCCTTGGGTTTAGATCTTTTAGCTTTGCGAGATTCTACTGTCATAGTTTGTGGGCTAGTTTTCCACATCTCATATTCAATACGACTAGCCATTATGTCTGCCTGATGGATAATGATAGGTAATGACGTAGACATAGTCCGGTCTTTACTATATGGTTTAAGATATTGTCCATTACCCTCTTCATAAAGTCCATCATGTAATTTAATACCTAGATATTCCTGCTCAGTAAGTTTAACGCCGTACTGATTCAATAACCAGATTGACCTATCAGGAACCGACATAAAGTTAGTGATCTTATCATTGTAGGTATAAATCTTACCCTGGTTCTGTCTGTGCCAATCTGATTGATTAGGTACATAAAGATCATTGTCCATGTCTCCAACTTTACCTAAGTCATGATTTAAGGCTACAAATAATAGTTCAGTATATTGAAAGCCGTCTACGTTAGATCCCATAGACTTCCATAGCTTATAAAGTCTCTCAGTACATTCAACTACCCTGTTGACATGATCTACATATCCACCGGGAAACGAGTTATGGAAATGTTCAAAACCTGACGCAGGAGCCATAAGTAGCCTGGCTTCAAGATCATTATACATCCCAATTATTGCAGATCGCTTGTCGCCCATCAGCTGTGTGTCAATGGTCTCAACTAATTTGATCCAATTGTCTTGTATTTGTTCTTCAGTTAACTTCATAGTATTTCGTCTATAATTCCTAATTCAAGTGCTTCTTCAGGTGAAATATACATGTCAGTAATTACATTTGTCTCCCACCATTGTTTATCTTTATTTGTCTTTTCTCCAAGTAAGATATTACATTGAGCTTCAATCCACTGTAAGTGTTTATTAGCGGCTTTCATATCACTAGCTTTACCTGATGACATTGAGAATCCTTCATGTATCATAATAGAACATCTAGGTGATGCAGCACGAATACCAGTAGCACAACATAAAATCATTGCAGCAGCTGACATAGCTCGGCCTCTGGCATATACATTAACCTTAACAGGTAGTGTATTCATATAATCTATAATTGAAAACATAGAGTATGCATCACCGCCTGCTGAGTCTAATAGAACATTAATAGGTTCTTCGGCTTGGTCTGTAGGTCTATTTGTTAGAATGGTTCTAGCTTTTATAATGAATATCTGGCCTGTGACTTCATCTATCTCGCCAGAAATATAAATTAGACTATCGTCAATGTTTAAATCATATTCACATTCCCTATACGAGTACTTAGTATCTTCTGGTTCAATTGATTCGGTCTTTACAGGTTTATCACCATACAAATTCCTAGTAGATAGCGTATTTATCATTTATACAATATAAGAATTTATTCCGACTCTAGAAAGTTCTTGATAAACTTTTGATTAAAACGGCCTTGCATTATTTTCATTTGCCTATTAAGTTCAGCTTTAAGTTTTTTACTATTACGCTTTGATGTTGATGATTGTAATTGCTTCTTAAGCGTTTGAACTTTGAATCCAGCGGCTGCTATTAACTGGGCCTTTTGTATTTTAGTTAGCTTTAACTTTTCAGTAACAGGTGTTGGTTCTAAAGTATCTTTAAGATCTGGTTGTTCAAGGCCTTTGTGGTATACAGTACCATCAACATGAACATATTCAGCCATCCATTGCCAGCCCCTAGGCTTGTCTGACTTCACACGTCGTGTAAGTTCCATTTCAGGTAGCAGTTCAGTAACACAATCGTTACATGTTATTGCATGTGATGTTTCACTAGCAGGTGACATTTGACCGCAACTCTTGCATTCCATATATTTGTATTTGTATAACGGATTCTCATTCCATTTAGAACCCTGTCTATACTCAACTTTGTATTCCGTTTCAGGTATCTTTGTCGCCATAGTCAAAATCCTGTATATCATTAAAACGTGTACGGCCGTATTTGTCTTTCGTTAGGCCTGCTTGAATCCAATTCTCGATATTATCTATACGTTTATATATATCATCTGTGACGGGTTTTTCAGGTTTAGATATATCTTCAACCATTGAATTTAATACTTGATCCAATGCATCTTCTTCATCAAACACATCATCTGTCTTGGTTGCAGTAGATGAAAACGCGATGTTAGCAGATACAATTAAAGCTACCGCTAAAGGATCAAACACTAACATCAGTGCACAGATAAACCAATTAACGACTTGATCTATTGATTTACCTGTAAGGTCAGCAATAAATTTTAAAGGACCTATTTCAGATGCCAGATCACTGTCTGTTTCTAATTCTAGAATTGCAAGATCGATACTAGTTACTGAGTCAACTAATGAGCTTTGTTGTGACGATAATTCATTACGCAGTCCCCGGGTTTCTGAAAGTTGTTTTTCTAATGCTCGGCGAGTAGAACTTGATGTAGTAGTAATAACATTACCAGCAGTATCAGTATACTGAATAACATTATTAGCTAGACCTTTAGAAAGTTCTTGAATAGTACTTGTTAGTGATCTCTTCTCTGAAACCATATCGTTAAGTTGTGACTGGAAGCGTTCACGTTTAAGTTCATATACGTTGACATTTTTAGAGACGACGTCTAATTTAACGGACGTTTCGGAATATGCTGATGATAAAAACCCATAGATCCCTCCAGAAGTAATAACCATAAGTACTATTACAGCAACTGAAAGATAGACCTTTAATAGGGTTGTAAGCTTAGACCAATATTGATAAAGTAAAGAAGCTGAAACTAATTTTGCAATTTCCAAACTAGTTGCCATTATAATAACTTGTAAAGAGGCACCAGCGAACATTTTACTTAGACCGAAGACTGAATAAAAAGCCGCAGAAAGTGAAACGGACAGAGCTGACAATACAATTAAATATGGAAGTAGCTTACGCTCCATTAGTCAAGTTCAAGTTCAATAAACTTCTTCACCTCAGCTAATGATTTTTGCAACTTGGCTTGAAGTTCACCCCAAGTAGTCGCATTTACACGACCGCGTTGGATATTACGTTCCATGTCTCGAAGCACTGCTTCAGAGAAGTCCAGTTGCTTGTAAATTTGTTCTTTGTATCTCATAATCTTATCCTATGTAGAATATATAAGTATAGACTGGTCGACCATTGTAGTATTGTGTTTCATGATCGAATTTTCTATGACCTTGTTTTATCATTAATTGAATTAATCTTTGTAGCGGTTCTTCAGATGAAGATGTAAACCTCAATTGACCATTATTGAAAGTTACTAGAACATTACCGGGCTCTGTAGTATTTATTGAGAATAAGGGCGTTGATGGTAGTTCTTTAAATGAATGTATAGTAGAAATAAAGTCTTCAAAGGAATTTAAAGGTTGTTCATCTTCCAGTATAGAATAAATTCTATGTTCGTCATCTAATTCATCAAGTATGCGATCAGCTACTTCATCGGTATAAGTTTCTAGATAATCAAATATCTCCTCTTCACTATATGTGAAAAAGTCGTCATCATATATGTCATTCAGTACCGACATTAAAAATATACCTCTGTTCCACCTGGATTTCTACGACATGATCCCTGTTAGCCGTTAGCTCAGGGTGCCAATTAGGCAGCCATTGCTAGTTCAACTTGTTCGCCAGTTGTGCGTATGATCTTCCAATGCTCTTATCTCTCTGTCAAAGCCAAACATCCCCATGAGTTAAAATATAGTGGAGATGGAGGGATTCGAACCCTCGTCCAAAAGAGTAGCTGACATTAGTCAAGCGATCAATTATAAATATCAGTTAAGACTTCTTGGTTTGCTTACGACCATTATTAGATGGCGATTTAGATTTACCATTCTTATGATATCTGTTAGCTTTTTTCGATAACTCTTTTTCAAAATGAGCCAGAGCAGTTTCAACTTGAGCACGAAGATCATGCTGTGTGTCTTTGCACACTCTACTAGCTTTATCGGTTTTGAAAATCATCCAGCTATTTAAAACTGTGACGCATGTTAATACTGTGAGTAAATATACCATTTCCATTGTTCTCCTTAAAGATAAGTTCCTGCAGATCGGTCTAGCATACCAATTCTAGTAGCTGTATTAAACGCTTGTTGACCATCATGTAATTCGTCAATAATTCTAGATGCTTCGGTCCACGTTATATCAAATCTCTTATTGTCAATGTTAAGAGTGCCGATGATAGGTTGTGACTCATCTTTAGATCTCTTTTTACGAGCTCCTGAAAGATTAAATGAAATTGTGTTCCAAAGTTTGCCGTAGCGTTGTGCAGGCGATTTTTTAAATTGTTGTGACATTAAATTATAGATTTATTATTTATACTAATATAACTATTTTTTGTTTAACTCCAAAGACTCATCAATAATTTCTTTGAATAGCTCGTAGTATAGTGTGAGTCTCATTATACGTGCATCCCGTTCATCAACAAGCGAGCTATAGTTTTCCTTGGATAACCTATCAGGTCGGTCATATGGAAATACATCAGTAGCCAAATAATACAAGTGATCATCAACTATAGAGCTGTCGATTATAATGTTGCTATATTGTATATAAGAACCTATAAACTCTTCCACAAATCCAATGCCGTGTTGTGAAACATCTAACATCATTCCAATAATTTCATGAGACGGTATGTCTATAGCCGCATAATCAAAATCAGTTAGATAGTATGTATCACCGTTAAATAAAATATTATGTAATCTAAAATCACGATGAACAGGCATCCATCCAGTTGTGTTTTTAAATACATTAGCTTTAATTTTAGCCAAGGCATTATTTCTAATGTCAAGCGAACTAGGTGTTACATCATACTGGCCTATGTCGTCAATCTTAGGAGAGTACTTGACCTTTAAGTATTGCAACTCACCTGCATCATAACGAGCAGAACTCCAATTATGTATATTAGCCATTGCTTTGCCAATCAGTGCAACGTTAGTATTGTATAATGACCACGGACGGTGTTCGATAACCTCATAACTAGCTTCATTGTGGGAAAATGACATAGGCTTATTTATGTTGAAGCCATATGGCATAATAGCTTCGTCGTACATCTCTTTTTGAAATGCATAAGCGTATAATGGAACGCCCTGTTTATAAAAAGCGCCATTACGTATTTCAGTAATGCTTGTTCTACCTTCGTTTATGATATTCATATAGTCTTTTGTTCCAGTGTTTGTAGAAAGGTGTTTTACAATATGAGCCTCTTTCGATATCTGACCAAGTCGTAATAATTCCTGTATCAATGTCTTCATGTTCTTTTGCCTTCATGTATTCGTCAACTGACCAATATAAAGATCCCATTTCACGTATATTATCGTGCAATGACTTCGTTGTCATTTCAGGCATCTTTGTTTCATCAATATAAGAAATAAAATCCGTAGACCAAAGTGGTTTGTCATCTTCGTCAATATACATATGTAGACTTCCAGTCTTGTATAAGAATTGACCTAATTCTAGTTCAGGGTAATAGTATAACAGTGAAGTATATATTAGTTCTTGAAGTATTGTAAAGAAGTACACATCATGAATAAAGCCCATGCTGATTGCTGTGCCGCGTGTTTCAACATTCATGAACAGTTTATTGTCCCTGATCATGAAATGTGCATACAGTAAGCAGGGCGTATGTACTACAGGTCTGCGATTGCTTAGGTCAAGAACCGCTTTACGAGTATTCTTATCTTCTACTAATGTATTTACGAGTCTACGTATTGACCAACGACTACACGCTTGACGGAGCTCATTGCCGAAGAACATTATATTAGAACTTGTACCCATTGTAGTTTCAAGCATTTCTTTACTATGTGAAACTCTAGGTTGGTTCTCATTTAAGATGTCAAATGTTTCCTGTAATATAAAGCCTTCATCGAATTTAGATATAGGTATAATTCTATCTCTGACATCTTTAATCAGACAGCTTACGTTCAATACTTCTTTTGTCATTTTACCGCGTGCTGATATCTTAGTACCTTTGGCTTCGATATATGAAGAAAGTTCTAAGTAGGCCTCAGCTGCAGAAGTTGCTTTGAAGCTTTTCATATTAAATAGGTTTTTCATACTTCTCTTTCAAGGGGTAAGGTCATACAGGCTAAACTTCCAGCCATTTTTGAAATTTCACGAGTAGGTGTTTCATGTACAATGATACCTGCATTCTCATATAGATCTTTAGTACAAGGATTTCCAGATGGCATAATGATCTCATCAGGACCAATTGTAACTACGTTCATTGAATATCCAGCATTTACTTCATCGTTTTCGGTTAGTGCTATGATTCTACTAAAAGACGAATGTATATTACTACTGTTAACATGATTTCGACTGATCAGTGTATCATGGTTTACAATATGCTTTGCACCTAGAATATGTTGTGGTACTCCTTCTTTCTGTGCTGCTACCATATTTACAGTCCAGCCCTTTCTTGAAAAGAATGCACTTAATTGATTGTAAGCTACAATATTAGTTCTGTTACCTACACTGACTATGATTGTCTTGTTAGGTAGTACGAATATGTCGGCTCCTTCTATCGTAGACTTATCAGATAGTGTTATTGCATCTAAATTACCAGGTATTCTATGTAAGTTGTTTGTAAAATTAACAACTTCAGGTTTACGAATATCATATGCAGGATTACCTATTACGATAGTATTACCAATGACAGCTGCGATGTCCCGCATAAAAATATTATTAGGACAAATGTTATCGTCATTTTCGGTAACAATTACTTCTACGCCTAGTTGTTCAAGCTTATGTACATATTCATTAAACTCCTGAGTAACTTTCCAATAGTCAGGAAAAGAAGTAGTAGACGCATACATTGCATCTTCAGGTTTCATACACATTAGTTCTCGTTTACTAGGCTTGTGTAACATGACTCGCTTGAGTCTTTTGTATTCGTTGTATATCATTTTAAATCCAAGTTTCAGTATCAGTACTATAATCTAACATATTCATAACTGAAGATGTATCATGCTGTATAGACATTAAAAGGTCTTTACGTTTGTGCCAGCGTTTATCTTTAGGTTTATCAGTTGACATTACGTTAGGCAGGTCATTAAGTTGCCATGAGTTAATACCTATA